AAAACTTCAAGTCATGCATGCAGAAAAAAAGATACAGAACAAAGCCAAAAACGACTTTCTGTCTTTTGTAAAGTGTGTATGGCCTGATTTTGTAGAGGGGTCCCACCACAGACACATCGCAGATAAATTTAATAAATTAGCTACGGGTGAAATAAACCGTCTAATTATTAATATGCCACCAAGACATACCAAATCAGAATTTGCATCATACTTGCTACCAGCATGGATGGTGGGCCGTGATCCAAAGCTCAAGATCATACAAGCAACGCACACGGCAGAGCTCGCGATACGATTTGGTCGTAAAGCAAAAAATTTAATCGATAGAGAAGACTACGCAAAAATTTTTAAAACAACTTTACAAGAAGACTCTAAAGCAGCAGGACGTTGGGAGACATCTGATGGTGGTGAGTATTTTGCAGCTGGTGTAGGTGGTGCGATCACAGGACGTGGTGCAGATCTATTAATCATAGATGATCCGCACTCGGAACAAGATGCAATGTCAGGCAAAGCATTAGAGTCAGCATACGAGTGGTATACATCAGGTCCACGTCAACGTTTACAACCTGGTGGTAAGATTGTGTTGGTTATGACTAGATGGTCAACAAAAGATTTAACAGGTATGTTGGTTAAGAACCAAAGCGAAGTAAAAGCAGATCAATGGCACGTGGTCGAATTTCCAGCGCTCTTGGACCACGGACCAGTATGGCCTGAATATTGGAAACAAGATGAATTAGAGAAAGTGAAAGCAACACTACCCGTTGCTAAATGGAACGCACAGTGGATGCAACAACCAACATCTGAAGAAGGTGCCATATTAAAACGTGAATGGTGGATGAAATATACTGATGAGGAAATACCGCAACTACATCACGTAATACAATCTTACGACACAGCTTTCTTGAAAAAAGAAACAGCAGACTACTCAGCCATTACCACATGGGGTATATTTTATCCTAGTGAAGATAGTGGAGCCTGTTTAATATTGTTAGATGCTATCAAAGGTAGGTACGAGTTTCCAGAACTACGGAGACTAGCGTTAGAGCAATATAAATACTGGCAGCCAGAATCTGTCATTGTAGAGGCAAAAGCATCAGGTCTACCTCTTACATACGAGCTGAGGAAGATGGATATACCGGTTGTAAACTTTACACCCAGCAAAGGCAACGATAAGCATGCCCGTGTGAATGCTGTTGCACCTTTATTTGAATCTGGTATGATATATGCGCCTGAGCAGAAATTTGCAGAAGAAGTCATTGAAGAATGTGCTGCGTTTCCTTACGGTGATCATGACGACTTGGTTGATAGTACAACTCAAGCGATTATGCGATTCAGACAGGGCGGTCTGATCGGACACCCTGAAGACTACATCGACGACAAGGTCGAAAAAATTAAAAGGAGTTATTATTAATATGGGTATAATCACAAAAGGTATGGGTGCAATCATGAAACTTAAAAAAAGTAGAAAAGTTTCTGATTTAAAAAAAGCTGGAAAAACAACTAAAGTAAAAAGAGTAACTTATGATCCAAAAGGTCGTAAAGTAACAGCTACTACTTATGTTGGAGGACCTTTAAAAGGTTTTTCATATAAACCTAGAATGCCTAAAAAAAGAGGACAAGGTAAATTGTTTGGTGAAAAATTTGAAAAACCGAAAAAAGATATAAGACAATTAGAGTTTAAATTTGAAGGCACTCGTAAAATAAATCCAGAAAAAAGATTAAAACAATCCATAAAAAAATCAGAGGTTAAATAATGGCAATAAAATTTGGAATGACAGTAGCTGAAATGATTGCTCAACTGATAAGAGGATTTAGATCAGTTACTGGTAGAGATCCTGATGGTTTAGAGAGAATAAAAATTCAACAAGAAGCTGTTCAAAGATTTAAAGAAATGAATAAGGTTGTTGATATGGAAGGTAAGCCTATCGATGTATCAAAAGGTATTATGGGTGGTAAACAAATTCAAGACTCACCAGAGTTTGGTAAAAAAATTAAAGAAACTTACGATAAAGCAAAAGGACCAGGCAAAGGTCAAGAGATGGTCGATGCATTAGGATCACCAGGTGCTAGAAGATCGTATGAGATTATGGAAGCACAGTTAGGTGTAAGATTATATGGTGATGAAACATTTGATGAAATATTAGAAATACAAAAAACAGGTAAACATCCAAGAGGTGAACCACCTGGTGCCTCTTTAGATGATGAAATTAAACAAGCTTATGACAAAGCAGTTAAGGAAGATAAATTTAAAAATGTTCGCCTTAAAGATGGAAGAAAAATAGAATCAGAAGAAGATTTTAGAGAATATATTGACGAGTTAAATGAAGATAGTAATTTTGCACAAGGTGGACGTGCAGGGTTTGAAAAAGGTGGAATGTCTAGAAGAAAGTTTATGAAAATTATGGGTGGCCTTGCAGCATTGCCTATAGTTGGTAAATTTTTTAAAGCAGGAAAAGTTGCAGCACCTGCAGTAGAAACTGTAAAAGAAACTGTTCAACAAGCTCCAAATTATTTTTTTGAATTAGCAGATAAAATTAGAAAGTTTGGTAAAGAATCAAAAGTATCTCCACAGGAAAGAGTTAGAGAGCTTAATTACAAAGGTAAAGACGGATCTGAGTATACACTCACAGAGGATCTAACAACAGGAGATATGCAGATTACAAAAGATAGAACTGGTATGGCGTATAGTGATGAAGTGGGAGGCTATGACGTTATAGAGGACAGAACTGTTATGGAATACAAATCTGGTAAAGGTATGACGGACGAAACCACTGGAGCAAAAGTAGCAGATGAGTATGACGAATATAAAGTTGAATTTGATCCAGATGGAACACCTGCTGATGCAACGGATGTTGATGAAATAACTAAAACAGAAATTGTAAAAGAAGTAACAGGTGAAGCACCATCAATTAAAAAAGCAGGTGGTGGTATCGCAATGATGTTAGGAGAATAACATGGCCGATATCATAAAACGAATAGAAGACTTAATGGATCTATTTGATGAAGGTGAAGTAACTACAGCAGATAAAATACAAAGACCGAGTGATCCTTTTAGAGAGTTTGAAGAACGTAATCCAATGGCTTACGGTGGACGGATTGGATTTTATGAAGCAGGTTTAGTAACAAGAGGTCCAAGAAAAGGAGAGTACGCAGTAGATACTGACCCAACGCAATATTTTAAAACAGAAAAAAAAGCCAATAAATTTATAAAAGATTTAAAAGAAGGTAAGTTTAGAAAAACAGCAGCTGGCGATAAATTTTTAACATCGTCTGAATTTAAAAAATTATATAAATCAATTGAAGGAAAGACAGATAGAGAATTTGCTAATTTTTTAAATGAAAAAGGTTTTTTAAATTCAAAAGGTAAACCTTTTACTATGGAAATAGTAGAAAAAAGAAGAAAAGATCTTGGCATAAAATCAAAATCTCCAGTTCCAGGTGCCCTTACTGACAAAGATATTTTAAAACAAGCAAAAGAAATGAAGCTTGACATTAAAGGGAAATCAATAGATCAAATAAGAAGATCTGTTCTTGAAAGCAGATCTTTAGAAAAAGGAAGAACGGCTGAGGAATTAAAAAAACTTAGAGATTTTAGAGAAAGAAAAACATTAATGGCTGGCAAAGAAAGACAGTTTCCTTTTAACATAGGTAAAAAAGCAACACCAAAAGATTTATTTTGGAAAGATTTATTAGACAATGCTCAAAGACATCAAGCCTCTATTTTAAATCGTCCGGGTCCTATATTACCTGAATCCCACATAAAATTTAAAGACCTTAATCAAGTTAGACCAACAGATACTAAAAGTGCTTTTAAAATTAAACTTGTAGATTCAAATGTTTTAGATAAAAAAGGAAATCCAAAAGTTTTAACCTATAATAATTTTTTAAAACACATAGATGACAATCAAAAATTATATCGTATAGATTCTAAAACAGCTTTACAAGAATATAAAAAGAAAAGATTTATACAAAAAGATTCTGATCTTAGAGATAAATTTAATCAAAAATTAAATAAAGCATACGATCGAACTAGTAGAACTAGTCGAGCTGTGTTTTCTCCAATGCATATTCACCACACAGCAGGAAGAGGACGAAATGCTTTTAATGTTCAGTTTGCAATTGGAACAGAAAATATGCAAGAAAATGCTTTACGGAGAGCATTTAATAAAAACTTTGCAAAAGCAAAAAATTTTGGTGAACAACGAGCAGCGTTAAAAAAATATTTGGATAGCGTTCCCCCTAACTTAGAAGTAAGATTAAAAAATACACCATATGGTCAAAGAGAAACTTTAATTGACATGACTAAAAGAGTTGCACCAGAGCTTGAACAACAAGTTAGAGCAGCTGGTGGTGCTGAACTAGGATCTATTGACAGACAACTTTTGGTTGATGCTGCAAAATTTGCAGGTAGAGCTGCACAAGCTGGTTTTTTAACTCCAACCGGAGTTGCTGCCTCAACTCTTGGACTTGGTGGACTAGATTTAACATCCCCAGTAGGTAGATTAACTTTAGGAGCAGAATTGGCTGCTGCTCCTGAACTTGTTAAGGCAAGTATTGGTGCAACAAGGGGAATGAAAAACAGAGCTTTACAAAAAGGTATTCAACAATTTTTAAATTTAGGTCTACCAACTAGACTTGCATTAAAAGCTGCGAGAGTGGCATCACCCATTGGTATCGCATCACTTGCTGGTGAAGGTTTATATCAAGCAGGCAAGTTTGCCAAAAAAAGAATGGGTGAATTACAAGCAATGTCACCAGAACAAAGAAGAGCCCTAAGAGCTAGACAAGCAGCTTTAGCATTTGAAGGTGCTAGAGAGGGTGGTATTATTGGTAAAAAATCAGGACCACCTCCTGTATCAGGACCAACGCCTCATGGGTTGCCTTATGAAACAAAAGGTGTTAAGAAACAATAGGAGTATTAAATGGCAGAAATAGACAAAGGACTCCCGAACACAAAAACAAAACTTGATATACCTTCAGAAGAAGAGTTACAAGAAGTTGCTGTTCAGGAACAAGAAGAACAATTAGAAAAAAAACCCATTGAAGTAATACCTGAAGAAGATGGTGGTGTAACACTAGACTTTGAACCAGGCACAATCAATGTGCCAGGCACAGAAGCACACTTTGATAATTTAGCAGATATTTTACCAGACGATGTTTTAGAACCAATCGGTAACGAGATGGTGCAAAATTACATGGATTATAAATCTTCTAGAAAAGATTGGGAGAGAGGATACACAGAGGGGCTTGACTTACTAGGATTTAAATACGAAAACAGAACAGAACCATTTCAAGGAGCATCTGGTGCAACACACCCAGTGTTAGCAGAAGCAGTCACACAGTTTCAAGCACAAGCTTACAAAGAATTATTGCCATCAGATGGACCAGTTAGAACACAAGTTATTGGTGTTAAAAATCCACAAACAGAACAACAAGCAACTCGTGTAAAAGATTTTATGAACTATTTAATTATGGACCAAATGCAAGAGTATGAAGCAGAGTTTGATTCTATGTTGTTTCATTTACCACTTGCAGGATCTACATTTAAAAAAGTTTACTACGATGTGCCACTTGGAAGAGCAGTATCAAAGTTTGTACCTGCAGATGAATTAATTGTTCCATACACTGCAACTAGTATTGAAGATGCAGAGGCAGTGATACACACAGTTAAGATATCTGAAAATGAATTAAGAAAACAACAAGTATCTGGTTTCTATAGAGATGTAGAATTAGGACCACCAGGTAATGTTGAAAGAAACGAATTAGAAAAAAAAGAACGTGAGTTAGATGGCACAAAAAAATCTGGTAAGAACGAACCAATTTATACTTTGTTAGAGTGTCATGTAAATTTAGATTTAGAAGGTTTTGAAGAAACTACCCCAGACGGACAACCAACGGGAATAAAATTGCCCTACATTGTAACTGTAGAAGAAGGCAGCCGAGTAGTGCTCTCCATACGGAGAAACTATGCGCCCAATGATCTAAAGAAAAATAAGATCCAATATTTTGTCCATTTTAAATTTCTGCCAGGACTAGGATTTTATGGCTTTGGACTCATTCATATGATTGGCGGATTGAGCCGTACCGCAACGGCGGCTCTCCGTCAATTATTAGATGCAGGAACATTATCAAACTTACCTGCAGGATTTAAACAAAGAGGTGTTAGAGTTAGAGATGAAGCATCACCAATACAACCAGGTGAGTTCAAAGATGTTGATGCACCAGGCGGATCATTACGTGATGCATTCTTTCCATTACCTTACAAAGAACCATCTCAGACATTATTAAATTTACTAGGTATTGTTGTGCAAGCAGGTCAAAGATTTGCAGCCATAGCTGATATGCAAGTTGGTGATGGTAACCAAGCAGCAGCTGTAGGAACAACTATCGCGTTATTAGAACGTGGTTCAAGAGTTATGTCTGCAATACACAAAAGATGTTACGCAGCCATGAAGGATGAGTTTAAATTATTATCAAAAGTAGTTTCACAATATTTACCACCAGAATATCCATATGATGTTGTTGGTGGTGCAAGAAATGTAAAACAGGCAGACTTTGATGATAGAATAGACGTAATACCTGTTGCAGATCCAAATATTTTTTCAATGTCACAAAGAATTACACTCGCGCAAACACAATTACAAATAGCAACAGCAAATCCACAGCTACACAACATGTATCAAATTTATAGAAATATGTATGATGCAATTGGTGTTAAAAATGTAGATGCAGTATTACCACCTCCAGCACCAACTGCACCAATGGACCCAAGTATGGAGCATATAAATGCATTAGCTGGTAAACCTTTTCAAGCTTTTCCTGGTCAAGACCACAGAGCACACATAACTGCACACTTAAATTTTATGTCAACTAACATTGTAAGAAATAATCCTGCAGTTATGGCAGCGATACAGAAAAATATTTTGGAGCACATATCACTGATGGCACAAGAACAGGTACAATTAGAATTTAGAGAGCAATTAATGCAAATGCAAATGATGCAACAACAAGCAGCGATGGACCCACAGGTGCAGGCACAGCTACAAGCGTTTACAAACCAAGTTGAAGCTAGAAAATCTGTGTTAATTGCAGAAATGACTGAAGAATTTATGAAGGAGGAGAAGAAAATTACTTCACAATTTGACTCTGACCCACTATTAAAACTAAAAGCAAGAGAAGTTGACCTTCGTGCGATGGAAAATGAGCGAAAAAGAGACAATGATGAGGCCCAACAAGACCTTGCAAGAGCAAGATTAATGCAACAAGGTGATATTGCAGACGAAAAAATGGAGCAAAACGAAAAATTAGCTAAATTAAGAGCTGGAGTTAGCCTTGCAAAGTCAGGAGCACAGCAGGCAACCATAGTAACGGGAGAAGAATAATGCCACTTAACAAAAAAGGTAAAAAAATCATGAAATCTATGAAAAAACAGTATGGAAAAAAGAGGGGTGAAAAGATATTCTATGCATCTAAGAACAAAGGTGTTATAAAAGGGGTAAAAAAAGGAGCATAAATGCAAAGACTAGACAAAATCAAAGAAGTTAAAGTCGCAGATCAAAGTGTTGAAGTAGATCCAAGGTCTAAAACAACTGCTGACAAAGCTTTTAACTTAATTGGTACAGGAAAACCTGAAATGCCAGTTGGCGGTCAGAAAAGAATGTTACCAGAAAAGAAAAGAAACTCTAAAGCGTACTAATATGTGGTTATCGGCAATAAAATTAGCCGTCTCTACTGGTAGTAAGCTTTATGCTAACAGGCAGAAGACGAAACAAGCAATGTCTGATGCAAGATTAATGCATGCTGAGCGTATGGCCCGAGGTGAAGAGGCTTACCAGGGTAAATTACTAGAGGCTCGACAAAACGACTGGAAAGACGAATTTGTTTTG